CCATCCATAATCATGTCGGACTGGATCTTCTGCATCTCGACCTGAGCCAGCAGCTCGGCAGGCTCGGGTTTTGGTTCAGGCGGTGGGGGTGGCTCAAAGTCCAACGGCACAGGCTTGAAGAATTGTGTCGAGTCCTTGTAACCGGATGCCTCAAGAAGTTTTTCTAGAGTATTTCTGACATGGCCGAGCCCGACGAGCGGGTTGCTCATGCCCATCTGTGTAAGCACTTCTCTCTGCACCTGGAGCGTCTGTTGGAGAACCGCAATGCGATCTTCCTCTAGCCCGTTGCCAAGGCCGCAGTTTACTGTGACATCCATGTTCGCGTTCCAGACACTCGGGTCTATCGGCACGAACTCGTTACGGAGACGGACCATTTTCGTTTGGTCCTGGTGCTGGACAAGTAGCCTAAGTAGGCCCTTGAACAACCGTTTCATCCCCACCTCTGCATAGATTCTCGCGATCAGCTCCAACCGCTGACGTGCAGCGTCAACTTGCGCGTTAACAGCGGCTTTTGTAGTGCTCTGTAGTGCATCTGCCTCTAGTGCGAGATTATGCGTGCCCACACGTTTGTCGCGCTCCGCCTCAAGCATCTCAAGGATCGGAAGCGCCTCCCTGCCCACGAATGGCATCGTAAACGGGGTAATCATACCGGGCGCTTGCTGTCGCATGATCGCGCCCACCTCCGTGTTCAGCACATCGTTGATGTCTGCCATCCCCTCGACCACAGCCGTGCGGGGATGGATTGACATCGCGAGACTGTCGAGCACGTTCCGCTTAACAGAGGTGATGATCTCCTGCAAGTCTTTGGTCTGATCTGCCAGATCCTCACCGAAGAACAGATGGGCCTCGGGGTCAGGGCAGAACGCGGCGAATGGGCGGTCAGAGCACGGTTCATTAGCTACAATTTCATAGCCGTCACCGACCGTGCAGATTTTACGCAGCTCTGCGAGCCCGTCACCATCCCAGTCAATACGGATATACGTTTCAACGTACAAGATCCGCTGCTCGTCTGGGTTCTTGGAGTCGCCAGGCCAGTAGCCCCCCTGCTTATCGTAGCGGGTCCAGACCTCCTGTGAGTCGTCAAGGACATCAGAGTTACTGATGTGCTTCTCCAGGAAGTCTGGCTCGTAGCCTAACGCGACGAGGTCAGAGAACCTGACGAGCGAACGGTGCGCCACCATCCTGCTGTCGTCTATGGACCGCGCACGGCGGTCGATTAGGAATTCCTCTGGCGGCACCGCTTGGATGCGGACCCGAGGGGCTCTGACAGTGCGCTTGATCAAAGCATCATGGCGTTGGGGAGGTTCAACACCCATCTGCAACGCTACTGCCAGAGCTTCTTGCTCGGGCGTGCTCTTAATTTCAGCGATCTCAGCGCCTTCTTCAGCAAGAAGAAGCGCGAGTTGCTCGTCTGACAGGTCGGTGAACGAGTGGTAGTCAATTTCAGCCGACTCGTCCAACCAATACTTCACGACCCCAGCCTTCTGCATCAGCGAGTCCTTGAACGCGCTATAGAAAACCTCGAAGCCTGGGTTTTCCTGCATCACTATGTAGTTCACATAGTCGGTCGCCTGTTCCGCCATCGCGACATCTTCAGGGCCAGTCGGAACGAACTCCACGGGCCGCTGTGAGCCAAAAAACACGCGCATAAGGCTCGGGAGTACAGACTGTACCGCGTCACGAACCTCTCGGGACACGATCTGCGAGCGCCCCTCCTCCTCGTTCCCGATACGGTCGCCACGGTAGTATTCGAGGCTACGAGCGCGCTGGCTACCGATCTCTTGGTCGATAAAACTGACGGCATCGTCGATTTCCGAGCGGACAATGCTGTGCAGCTCTGTGTCGGTCAGTAGGTCGGGGAGTTGACCCTCTCCCGACTCTGCTCCATAGATTTCTTCATCCATGTCGCAGAGTTTAGGCCAGCCTAAACTATTGTGTCAACCCTTTCCTTAAACTACGCCCTTGACTTTGCGCCGTAGCGGCTTTCTAGCCTTACCTGCGCTGCCATAGAGCGCCTTTGCAGCCGTGTGGGCGAACGTGAGCACCAGTGCGTCTGCCCTGTCCGGTGATCGTTCTCCGCGCCGTTTTAGCTCCTTCTTGCTCTCGACTCTCATCTTTCCGGCGGGTGAGTAGTCCTTCTTTACGAGCGCGAGCTCTTCCACTAAGTGTGTGTCCCGTGGGATGCGGCAGTCTCTACGCTCAAACCATGCCCGACACTTATCCCATAGCTCGTCCTTTAGTTTAACGTAGGCCCCCTTTGCCAATGCAGGACTCTCCGCCACGTTGACACCCCGAGCTGGCAAACCCATCTCGCGTAAACGGTCCAGGACACCAGCGCCGATTCCAATTACATCGACCAAGATCATATCTGGCCGGGTGTCAAATGTGAGCAGATCCCATTCGCTTTTGATCTGCGCCGCGAGCTGCATCGTGTCCAAGTCGTCCCACAACCTTACCCGGCTTACCGTGTTGCCCTGCCGCTCCACGAGCACGCTTTTGTCATCTCCAAACCTCGCGACATCAACGCCCCACAGCTTAGGCTCAGATCGGGTCAGGCCAACATCACGCTCGACCGCGCTCTCGATCAGCTCCCGCGCAATTACAGTATCGTCGTCAGCCGTAGGGAACTCGCCTAGTACATGGATGCGGTACGCATTACTGCCAGCGCCGTACTTGACCTGCATCTCTTCGAGCCACTCGCGTGATACGCTGGGCACCTCCTCCGAGTTAACGTGCAGCGTGTGCCATTGATCCTTTAGAACGGTATGTGTGCTATGGAAATAGCCCGTGTTTCTGTTCGGGTTACCAGTCAGTACCATGACACTGTTGTCGTTTGCCATTGAACCCGAGAGGCTCTCGAATAGCGTGTCATCGACACCAGCCGCCTCGTCCACCAGCACCAGTGTTCCGCCCTCCGCGTTAATCCCCTGAAGCGATTCAGGGCTGTCTTTTCTCGCGGTTCTAATCGTGACGAAGTTCTCAAAAGGCTGGCGCTCTATCAGCCGATAATCCATCCGCTCCATTTTGACATCCCACCTGTCGGCCAGAGACGCGGGCAGGCGGGCGACCCATTTCTTGAATTCTGGCACGAAGGCATCTGAAAGTTGGCTTGACGCAGGCGCGGTCACCACTGTCTTTGCGTCTGCTCTTGTCATCTCAAACCAGATAGATAGCCACGCGAGCACCGCAGTCTTTCCAACCTGCCTACCTGAGCGAACGGATACGCGCCTCCGGCCCTGCGCTACCGAGTTCAGGATCTCTGCCTGATGCTCCCTGGGCTCCGCGCCAAGCATCAGCTCCACAAACTTCACCGGCTGTAGGCGAAGTACTAGCAGTTGCTCCTTACTTAATTCCATCTAAGGATAACTCCCAGTCAGGCTCAAATGGCAGCGGGTACATCGGGGGGTTGTCGGTCAGGATTGTGTGTGCGTGGAAGATTTCCGCGTCCGTCAGTGAATCTTGCCTCGCCATGTACGCGGCATGGTGCCGCTCGCGGAGTGCGGCAGAGGCGTATCCATAATGAAGTAAGGAACACTCCCTTGGGATGTCCCACGCTGGGCCAACATCACTCGCGTTCAGTGGCAGGTGACCGGAGTGCCAGTTTCTAGTGCTCCAGTGCCAATCGTGCTCCTGGTAATGCTCGACGTTGATCGCGAGCCACCACGGGCGTACCCGCCACCAAGCGTCCTGCCGGTACTTGTCCTCGCTCCACATATCATAAACACGAAAGTTGACCGCACTGCCCTTCAAGTGTGGCCGGAAATCGCCCGCTGGCATATGGTCCGCATCCATGTGAACCACCCACTCAGCACCCTGGGACACCCAGTCCCATAGATGCTTGCGTGCAGCCCATTCGCAGTCCTCCATCGTGCCATCATAGAAGGTGTACTTGCAGCCGTGCTGCTCAAGTAGCTCAACGTGCGCCTCCACATCAGCCGTCGCGCCGTCGATCTGTACCCAGACCTCTCCAAGCTCACGCCAGACCGGGAGGAGCTGTGGCAGGAATCTGTCTGCCTCATCTTTTACAAGGCTCGCGATTCGCACGTTCATTCTGGCTGCTGATAAAGCGATAGGCCCTTGAGCGCGAGAACATTGATATTCGCAAACGCCCTGATCTTATCTACCCCCTCCCACTGGCTCCAAGTGTCGTCCCACGCGATGATGCCGCGAGGACTCAACTTGGGCAGAACGTGCAGCGCGTGGCTCCACCTTAGCTCAGTCTCTCTATTGCTCGCGCCACTTGCATCTATGTACGCGAAATCAATGGGCTGCTTGATCGCGTGAAGCATATCTAGGAAGTCCCCGTGATAAAACCTGGTGTTTGGGGGTAGGTCCTCTACCTCGGGGCGCTCCACGATGTCCGCCGTCCAGACCCGTGCCTCGGGGTTGTGCTCTCCTAGCGCCCTCGCGGCTGCGCCTCGGTATGTGCCCGCCTCCACAATCGTGCGTGCCCCGATCATCTTCGCGAGGCCCGCGAGCACCATGCACTGCGCCGGATCAGTCATTTTCGCGTTCGCCTCGCCAGCCATGAGGATTTACATAGCTCCATCCGGCCTTTAACATCATACTTGCCTCCTCAATCGCGGGTGGGGCTTGCTTTTCAGGTGTGTCCAAATGCAAAATCGGGAGGCCGGTGACCGCGATTTGCTTAACGCCTCGCGCCTCAAGGCCCAAGCAGAACGTGCGGTCCTCGCCGCCCCACATATCTGCGCCCTTACGCCGCCGTAGTGATTCGAGGAGTGGCGCGTACCGAGATTCTAGACCCTTGCCACGAATTAACGTACACGCGCCTCCGCCAAAAACCTCAACCTCCCTCGGCTCGCCCATCAGCATATCAAAACCAAAATCCGAGCCCAGGATAGACATACCTTCAGCCAACTTTGCCTCCAGCTCAGGAGTCTGGCCGTAGGGTGACACATCCCAGACCTGGGGCTTGCGCGTCAGGTTGTTGCCCCAATTACTCAAAAAAACACCATACACGACATCAGCGTTCGTGTCCAACATCCGCTGGAGCACCCAATCGCCAAGTAACAAGTCGTCATCCACCAAGAACAGCGCGTCATGCTCACCGCCACTGTTCACCCTATCAATAAAGCCCTGACGAACCCTACCCACCTGCTCCATCTTCCTGCCATCCCACTTCGGGCCACCCGTATCAGGGCACTCCTGGTGGTCAACATCAAGCGTGTACTCACTCGACAAACGCTGGCCTAGTAAGCAGTCGCGGTGAGCCTTCCAAATAGGGGCCTGGACGCTGCGGGTAGGCCCTCCAGCTAAAATCCTCATGCCGCCTCCATCCACGGGATGTCCGTGGGGTTATAGCCTAGCCACTTGAACAGATCCTGAACATCAGCCGCACCGCGCAGCCAGTCAAACGCAGGTTGCAAACTCTCGTCAATGTCACCCTTCGCGTACCGTTGCTTTAACCCATTAGGATCGGTGGAGGTGTTGCGTGCAGCCGAGCCCCACTTTGGGATGTGATCCAAACCACAAAACCACGCCAAGTTGGCAATATCCACCGCGCCTGGTGGCACCCTAAACCAATGGACATGACCATACTTCAGCCTGTCCGCCCAAGGGCTGACCTTGCTCCATTCCTTCACCGGCAGGCCACTGCCCCGGTTCACCCTGCTGATCTCCGCTAACATCGGGTCGCGATGTGGCACCACTATCGGTGTGCCTTCCGATACATAAGAGAGCGGGTAACCCAAATCATCAGTGTGGTGGCTAGTGTGCTTCACACCCCATGAGTCGAGTAACTCCCTCGTGAACACCGTGCCAGTGTGCGGCACGCTGATTAGCCTCATAACTTAACCCAGTCGCCAGTAGCTGGCTCCTCCCTCATCGTGACGGCACCCTCCAACCTCTGCCACTGCCAGCCCATCAGATTCACCTTGCGGGAGAGCAGGAACTGGCGAACCGCTGCATACTCCATAGAGCCTCCCGACAGCTCACTAACGGAGTGATCCCTGGTCAACAGCTCATCAATCGCATCTGCCGCCGCCCTCATCATGTTCCTGCGTATACCGAATGGCTCGTTCTTCGCGTGAGCCCGCAGTTGAATCGTTAAATCCTCCAGCTCCGCTAAGGGCATAGTACGCTCGCCTTGTAAAGGGGGTTTCCTGAATTTGTAATAAAAAATTTTTAGAACAACCACCAGAAGGCGATTGGCATAGCGGCCCGCGAAGGGTTGAACCGAAACGGTCAAGTCCGTAATTCCCCTGAGATTGGGGCGTCAGGCGTCTCCCGAGATATGTGTGGGGCTGCCCAAGCACCCGCCCCCCGGTTGGAGTCGAGGGGGGGGGGATTCGGTTTGGTTCAACCCGTCCAGCCCGTCAACCCAACATAATATTTATTATACGAAGTAGGAAATGGCTTAAACGCTAGGGTTTTAGCTATGGGCGTGCGCTATTCTCAACTAGCTTGGCGTTCGGGCTCGGCGCTGTTCACCCCCTGGACAGGTTTCGCGCCTGCGCCGGGCTGGCGCTAGGGCGAACGGCCTAGGAACGCCCAGGGCCAATCCTCCATCCCTCCATCCCTCTATCCCTCTATCCCTCTATCCCTCTATCCCTCTATCCCTCTATCCCTCTACCCCTCTATCCCTCTATCCCTCCTATGAGCCCCTATGAGCCCTATGAGCCCTATGGGGCTATCAGTATCCATACGCTAAACCCACTAGCAGTATATCACCGCTAGTGGGCTATAGCCTATATAGGCTTATCAGGAGCGCGCGTAACCCTACCCGCTCTCGTCGTCCCGCGCTCTAATCTCTTTGTTGGTGATCGCTAGCCAAGCTTCGCGAGTTAGTGGGTGCTTGCCACGCTCCCTATCGCTAATCGTCTGTGGATGGACGCCCAGATACTCCGCAAGCTTGCGCTGGGTCAGACCGAGGAGGAGCCTAGCGCGGCGGTACCTTTCGCCTGTCATAGTCATACCCCCAGTAGGACGGCGGCGTGTGCCAGCGACAGGAGCGCGGCGTAAGCGAGCGCGGAGAGGAGAATTCGGAACCACGCTTCGCGCATCATCCAAGCACCTCCACCCAACTACCGACTTGAATCTCGCCGCCAACCGCTCGAATACCGGCTCTCGCTATCTCCGCCTTGGCTTCCGCTATCAGGTCGGCGTCGGAGAGGTGGCAGTGCTCTGGTCCCGTTAGCCTGACCTCGCCCTGCCTGTCGTCGCTGATCCAGTATGCCGCTCGGTACTCCGTCTCGTAGCTCATCTCAGTTGCCTCCTTGTTGGGCTTCATCAAAGAACACCGAAGGGGCACGCACTAGCCTCCCGTCAATGTTGAACTCAAGGTGGAACTCACCGTTTTCGTAGAACTCGCGCCTAGCTTCCAACACGACGCCCTTCACACACGCTTCCGAATAGGCCCAGTCCGTCACGCACCGAAAAAAATTCCTCTGTTTCGTGCTCATCTCAGTACGCCTCCCCACGAACGTGCTGGCTGGCGCAGAAAGCAGCATCGGCGTGATCGTAGCCAAACATGCGAGCGTCGTTGTAAGTCTCGGCATACTGCTCGGACTTGTAATCGTCGTCTTCCTCGTGCTTGTAGCAGCGAGACGCCATCCAGTGCTCCTCCCAGCCGTCGCCCTCTGCGTCGCGGTCTCGGCGGAAGCCCTGAGCCACGAACGCCTTCCACAGACCGCGAGCGACCTCCTTCGGGAGCCTCACCTCGGGGTCTATCTCACCGCCGATGATCTCGGTGACCAGAACGTTATCGCCAAGATCAATGAACTCTGCAATGTCGCCGTTGGCGTGGGTCAGGATGAACATTTGATGCCTCCTACGTGGTGGTTTCCTGCCGACGAGAGGGAATGTAAGGGCAAAACTTACTTGTCAAGGGCCTCGGCGTGATCCTTTTTAACGCACACAAAACCGGGCTGCGCTGTAAAGTGTTAAGCTGCAACCGTTTGGCCCAATTGTAACAATTCCTACAACCCTCGGCGTTCACGCACGATTCCGCCAGCGGGCTAGGGGCAAGACGCAAAAGACCCAAGCCGGGGGCGCTCCCTGGCTTGGGTCTTTTTGTGTCCGGATTTAGGTGACTTGTCAGCTATTGACCCCTCACCCAATGCTCAGTCAACTAGGCTTTTTGCTTAAGTTGAGTTTTCAAAAACATTCTGACCTTTAATCTTCAAACATACTTCATTTTTGCCGTCGTCACTTACCCCCCCCTTGTTGTTTTTGAAAGTGTTCTCCCAGCGATCTGCAAGCTCCTCCGACGAGATTTGCGTCCGATCATGCAACCTGGCGCTACCCTTACCCATCATAATACTCCTTTCGGGCGTTTCACGGGGGGTAGGAGGGCCGAGGGCACCCTTACCCTTGTCATGGTACCCCCAAGATGAACCAAGGCGTTAAAACGCGGCTCACGAGCCCTCCTGCGCCAGTGGCGAATCAATCACCTCTGCTTCAACTGTCTCAATTTGACGCTGTGCCGGTGGTGCCATCAGCTCTTTAGCCAAGGCGCTGAGTTCCATCAACAGCTCTACCTCACGGGCACCACCGAGTTTCTCGCCGCCAGACGTGATGTCTACGCTTTTGCCTGACAGTGATCTGTCCAAAGCCTTCGCGACATCCAGCTTTTGCCGCGCCACGAAGCTGCGCGACCGCACGTTATCTTCATCTACGCCTTCTGTCGCCTCCAGGCTTTCCTCTAGCAGCCCCTCGGCACGCATCGCTTTGGCCTCCATCTGCCAGCGGTTAAATAGCTCGCGCTCGCGTAGCCAAGCGTAGAACAGACCCTTCGTAGGGTTGGAGTCCGGCCAATCCTTGTGCACGGTACCGGCGAACACCTCGTTACAGAGTTTCTGCACCGAGCCTTCCCGCAAGTATACCTCAACCACGCCATCGAAACCGAGCTTGTCGAGCCGCTTGAACCGCTCGTTTTTGATCTTACCCATTTAGTCCTCCCAACACCATAGAGTCATCAGTACAGTGAATAGCGCGACGATTACGTACAGCGGAAAAGATAGTGGCGTGCCGGGGTCACCCCAATTTCCGGTCGCTAACCTAAGTCCAATCGTCATGCCGTAGGCCGCTGACACCAGGTTCGCGGTGTACTCACATAAATCTTCGACCGCCTTAATTCTATTGATCTTCCATCCCAGGCCACATACCAAGCTCCTCCTCCTCGGCCTCTGTCCATAGCCCTGTCTTGAAATCGGCTAGTACAGGTATATCCAACCTATTGGGACCGGATCGGTTTTTATCGACGAGGAGGAAGGTCCGCAGGATCCATGGGTGCTCTGGGTCGCGGAGCTGGCGACTGCTGTCAATAAGCAGACACATATTTGCATTGCTCTCGACTGAGGTGCCCCCGTACAAATCGTGCATCGTCGGCCTGCGGTCGCGGTCCCGAGACGCCATACGGTTGAGCTGGGATAGCGCGACCACGAGTATGCCCTCGCCGTGAGCAAACCACCGAAGCTCTTCAGAGATGTCCGTAGCCCTGTCCGCGACATTCTCAGCACTCGCCTTAATGAGCTGTAAATGGTCTAGGAAGATGACCTTGCAGCCTGACTCCTTCAGCGCAGTACACGCGGACATGATGTCAGCAAGCGTCGGTGCTCGCTGGAACTCCGCAACATACATACCGCGCTCGACATCTTGAAGGCTGTACTGCCTCAACTCCTCCATCAGCCTACGAGACTTGGCGTCCGCTGTCTCACCAGTGTAGGATAGCCAGCGGTCAGGCAGCATATCGTAGTAGCCGAAGCTGGTGATATTGCTGTACATCGTGCGCTGGAGTGCGCGCTTGGGCACCTCCATCGTGATAATGCCGGGCATCCAACCTTGCAGCGCGGCACGTTGGTAAAGGTTGAGCGCCATCTTTGTCTTGCCTGAATTGCTCGCGCCGCCCAAAACTACATACCAACCCGCCGCGAGCCCTTTGCCGCCAGTCCCAAAGCACACCTCGTCGAGCGACGGCAGGCCGGTGGACATGGAGATAACCGGGTCGAGCAGATGGGCGGCGAAATCTACCGCCTCGCCTGGTCGAAGGATGTCAGAGATCATTTAGCACCTTCCGCGTACCTGTTCCAGTTTGGTCGCGCATCCCACCAGCATCGGCGTGAACAGAACCGAGCTTTATGCCAACGGCCCCACGGCTGGTTGTCTTTCTTCGTGAAGATCCCGCCACAGAACTCACACGGCTTGCTCTTGTCATCTCTATTCATTGCGCCCCGCCTCCATGATTCGCCGCCCGATCCACTCAGCCACATTGACGGTGACCGCGTTGCCGAGCATCCGGTAGCGTGGCCCGTCTGCTACCCTTGTGCCGTCGTCGTAGAACTCCGTCCAGCCGTCTGGTAAGCCCTGTAGACGTTCGCACTCGACAGGGGTTAGTCGACGAGGCGTCGGCTGAGACACCCCCACATATGCGGTTCCGTGGGTGCCCATGGTGGGCGTCCCCTCCTGAACCGCCTTGGGTGTCACATTGCCATTGAATCCTACAGCTACCGCCGGATGGCACGGGTCGCCTTGCTTCGGGTCGCTGCGGTTCAAGGCGCTAGTGATTTGGGTTGTGTCGAAGGCGATTGGCGGGT